AAAATTCAATAACTTATGAAGAGAGTTAATGAATTGCATCAAGAGATATGTACTCTTGAAAATGTGGAGTTAGCAGATAGTAAAGCCAGAAAGAATAAAAAGAAGAAGTATGGCATACATAAGCATGATAGAAATAAAGACTCCGAGAATCAGGTATTATTGGATAGTCTGAAAAATCTTACTTATAAGACTTCAGAGTATAGTACATTCACTATTTATGAGCCTAAAGAAAGATTGATATTCAGACTTCCTTATTACCCTGATAGAATTTGTCATCATGCAATAATGAATATATTGGAGCCTATATGGAATAAAGTATTCATAGAACAAACTTATTCCTGTATTAAAGGCAGAGGTATTCATAAATTGGCAGAGGATTTACAAAAAGTACTAAAGAAAGATATAAAAGGTACAGAATATTGTTTAAAACTGGATATTAGAAAGTTTTATCCTTCTATAGACCATGATGTTTTAAAAGAGATTTTAAGATATAAAATAAAGGATAAAGAGACTCTTATATTGTTGGATGAAATAATTGATTCATCAGATGGTGTTCCTATTGGAAATTATTTATCACAATATTTTGCAAATTTAACATTAGCATACTTTGACCATTGGGTTAAAGAAGAATTAAAGGCAAAATATTATTTTAGGTATGCAGATGATATAGTTATTCTTTCAAATGATAAAAAGTATTTGAGAAATGTATTACTCGCTATCAAACTTTATTTAAAGCATAAATTAAATCTTAAAATAAAGGATAACTATCAAATATTTCCAGTAGCTAAAAGAGGAATAGATTTTATAGGATATGTCTTTAAACATGGTTTTACATTACTTAGAAAGAGTATTAAAAATAAAATGAAAAGACTTATATCCAGATTCAAGGATGGAAAATATACTTTGGATTTCTTTAAATTAAAGATGAATTCTTATTTTGGATGGATGAAACATTGTAATTCAAAGAAAATACTACAGAATGTAGAAAAGAATACAGGTATTCATTATTCAAATTTTAAAGGTAAAGATAGTCTTATAAGTAATTTCTATGGAAAGAAAGTCAATATAGTTGAAGTTGTACCTTATAGTACCTATTATCAAATTCATTTAATGCATAGAGGCAAATCCTACAGTGTTAAAAGTCAAAGCAGTGCTCTATATTGTAATTTGATAACTCATAAAAATATATGGAATAATTATAAAATACATAAATATGTTTACCGCAAAAAGAATAGAAACTACTGTAGAACCTAAAAAGATAGACTATTTAGGAGATAATAGTTATTACTATAATTATGATATACAGGTTTCTTCAAGAGAAAAACAGAATATAGATTCTGAAGAAAACACTGTAGAATATGAAACTGTTTATTCCTTTGTTCAAGTAAGACTTTATGGTAAGGCAGAATATGCCAAGATGGTTAAAGCTATTATTAGGGCTTATATAGACCAAGATGAAGAGTTTGATTTAATCAACAGTGCCAATAGAGTTACTTTAGGAATAAATGAAAGTACTGAAGCTACTGACAATTACAAGCAGTATCTTGAATTGGTGGATACTATTAAAGCAAATGTAAAGAAAGACTTAGAATAAACTATGGATTTTGGTATTTTAATAACAGGAGGAGTAGGAGTTATTAGTACCATAGTTTCAGGTTGGACTTCATGGTACTTTACTAGAAAAAAGTATGATACTGAAGTAGACCATTCCTTAATAGAAAATATGCAATCTTCTTTAGAGTTTTATAAGAAACTGTCAGATGATAATAAAGTAAGATTGGATGAAGTCTTAAAGAGGAATGAATTACTTGAAAATGAAGTAAGTGAACTTAGAAAACAAATGTTTAACTTGATGAGTTCCATTTGTATTAATCTTACTTGTCAGGCTAGAGAAAGAGATTTAACCTTATTTAATAATGGAACTAAGAGTAGAGAGAATAGCAAAGAGAGCTAGTTATACAATAGGTAAGTTATATATAGATAATGTATATTTCTGTGATACTCTTGAAGATACTGACAGAGGATTAAGTGATTCAATGTCAGTGGATAAAATCAAAGAGATTAAAAAGCCTGATATAACAGCTATTCCTACAGGAACATACAAAATAACCCTTGATGTAGTAAGTAATAAATTTGGTAATAGGCCTTTTTACAAAGAAGTATGTAATGGCAAACTGCCTAGATTACTGAATGTTAAGGGTTTTGATGGTATTCTTATACACACAGGGAACTCTGATACAAGCACTTCTGGGTGTTTGCTTGTAGGGGAGAATAAAATTAAAGGGCAAGTTATTAACAGTCAAGCTACTTTTAGGAAATTATATCCTATATTAAAAGCAGCCAAAGATAAAGGTGAAACAATAACTATTAAAATTATTTAATTATGGGAAGACCAAAGCCTATGGTACCCAAAGCTGGTGTTACCAAGAAGAGAAGAAGATTTTCATGTGGTGGAAAAATTAAGAAGTAATTTGTATAAGATAGAACTGTATTTATTGAAAATAATGCCTATGCTCTTAGCTTCATTATATTTGATAAATACAGTTCTTTCTTATTTTAATATAGACTTAACTATATTATCTTTCTTGGGAGGTATATCTATTATTCCTTTAATATTCATACTTATATCTTCCTATGTTTTCAGATTCTGTGAGTATCATAGAATGTTCTTGTATTATATTGTAACAGATGATATAATAAATCTTTATGATTGGTATTTTATAATACCTTTTTCAACTAAGCAATTATTGATATTACATCTTATAATTGCTGGTATTTTCTTATTTTTTATTTTGTTTTTATATGTTAATCACTGCTATAAAGAAAGAACTTCAAAGGATAATCAATGATATAGATGCTGGTAATAGTAATATAAATGAAGAAGATGAAATGAATATACTTAATTTTTTGAATAATATCACTAGAAGGGATGAAGGTATGAGTAAATATAGTGCTTGCCAATACTTAGGTGTAAGCAGAGCTACCTTTGATGGATATGTAAGAGCTGGCTACATCCCCAAAGGAAAACACATTATAGGATTTAAAGAACTTAGATTCTATAAGAAAGATTTAGATAATTTCATTAAACACCATGTTATTATATAGATTCTTTAGCACCAAGTTGCAACTTGTCTATATATGTATCCTCCTTAGTACTAAGGTATTAAGGGGGATTTTTTATATCCTTTAGTAATGTTATGCAGTTCAAATTAAAGCTTATATCTTTGTGCCTGTAAGCTTACAAATGTGTTTAATATTTAATAGTAATAACTATGACAGTTGAAGAAAGTACACAAAGTACAAAGAAAGAATATGCTTCTAAAGGTACAGGTAATGCAGGTCTTACACTGGGCATAATTGGTACTGCACTTGGTGCTTATGCTCTTAGTGGAAGAAACAGTGGTTGGAATTTATTTGGTGGTTCTAGCACTATGCCTGAGAATATTAATATCTTAGCTTCTGGAATGGGAGCTAATGGTACTAATGCTCCTACTGCCTTTCAAGCATGGGAACAGGGTTGTGACAATTATTTAAAGGCTACAACTAACTTCTATGAAGGCCTTTTAAGTGAACAAGAACAAAGATTTAATGACAGACAGACTATTGACAGTCAAATGTTCAGTATTTGGAAATCTCAAGTAGATGGTGATTTTGGTTTGTACCAAAGTCAGAGAAATGGTTTTGATGGTATAAACAAGAAGTTCAATGAAAGTACTTTTGCTTTATATAAGAACCAAAGAGATAACTATGATGCTCTTTCCAATAGAATATCACAACTTGAAACCAAGCAAGCAGTAGCAGATGCTGTAGAACCTTGGAGAGCTAAAGTTCTTGATATGCAGATTAATTGTGTGAATAATGCAGCTCAGAGTGGTATTGCCCTTGAAGCTGAAAGAAGATGCTGCAATGATGGTAAGATTGTAAACTATGCTAATAGCACATTCTATCCTATTGCAGTTGCTAATGTAACTACAGGTACCACAACTACCCTGAGAAACTTGTTTAATCCTCTGCAAAGTGGATGTAACTGCTCTTGTGGGTCTACTGTACAACCTAATATTTGATAGTCCTGAAGGGAGGAGGAGATGCCTTTATTACCTACTCAACAGAAAGTAACCTCGACAGAAAACACACTCAATAGAAAACCTTTTAAATTTATATTTATTTAATAGATAACTTAATTAAGAATATAAGGTTTCAAAGGTATTCCTCCTTCTTTATTAATATTAAAAACTTTGAATTATGCTACCTGTAAACCAATTTATATTAGGAGACAGTAATCCTATGGCTACTTCATTGGATAATTTGGACAATCAAATACAATTAATGGAGAGTTATAGAAATAGGTTAAATCAGCTTCAACAACAGCAGCAACAACAAGTTGTGCATTCATTATGGAATGAAATAGATGCTGAAATACTTCCTTTAAGTGGAGAGCAGAAATCAAGATTAATGGCAGATTCTGATTATACTGACACCTATAATAAATTACAGGAGTTAGTGCAAGGGGAAATTCTTAATCTTGTTAAATCTAAGATAGAGAATACAGACAAAGGTAAGGAATTATTGGGAAAACAACTGAATATAATAAAGAAACTGAAGACTAAAATTATCAATGATACTAATATGGAAATGGAATTATTTAAGAAATTCAAAGAATATACTAAAAATAATCCCAATATAACTTATGAAGAATTTTTAAAGAAAGGAATTTAATATGCAAGCTGTTTTACTTAGTTCAAAACTTAGAGAATATATTCTCAATGAGATAAACTCTATGGCTAAAACCAATCCTCTTATAGGATTTACAAAGCCTATACTTACAAGAGTAGTGGATAAAAATTATACTAAAATAAGAAAAGCTATAGACTTTATAGCAGATAATGAGGGTAATGTGGATATAGAAAACATACTTCCTGAAATGATAGAATCTGTGATGAATACTGAACCTTTTAAAATAAATACTGATTTTATAGGAGATATAGAAATAGGTGGAGGTTTAATCAAACTTCAATTACCTATGACTTCAAAGTCTTTAATATTGAATACAGAGGATTTGGAAAAATTGAAAACCTTATTAATTGAAGAATAATGGAAAGTATGACATTGGAACATCTTCTTAAGAAGAAAGGCATAATCACTGAAGATGAATATAAAGAACTTCATGGAGATGTAGAATCTGTTTATTTGCATGAAGATACTTCACACATGACTGAAGAGGAAGCCAAAGAAGTGGTTTCCAAGATGTATCACATGGAAGGAAATAAAAAGTATATAGGTGAGAAATTCAATATGTATAAAGCTAAGGAAGTATATGAAAAATATGAGAATGTAATTCCTTCCTATGTGACAGTGTGTGATATTTATGTAGCCATCAATGCTCAGTACCATGACTATATAGCACTCTATAAATTATGGTTTACTGAATGTTTGGATAAAAAGATAATAGAATCAGCTATGAACTTTTGGTTTATGGATGAAGACTATGCGCATTTGAATAAAGTAATGAAGTATTTCAAAGGTGAATGATATTTAATAGGGGTAAGTATTCTTATCCCTATTATTTTTGTCTTTATTATAAGTATTTGCATAATATTACTATAAGTATTCAATTTAACATATTTGTACAGAAAATAACTTTTCATACCTTTGTAAAAGTTTAACAAAGGAGAAATAATATGGAGGAAGAATTAAACTTTGATAATATCCTTGAACCAGATGAAATTGACAATCTGTTTATAGAAGAAGAAACCAAGGAAGATGACACATCTTCCAAGGAAAACAACAAGGATAATGAAACTAAAGAAACTAAAGAAACTGAAGACACTACTGAGATTGAT